CAATTACACTCATAAAGTATTCATTGCAGGTAATCACGATTGGGGTTTTCAGAACAATCTTGAAATAGTAAAGGAAATCTTGGACTTTTACGAAAACATCACATATCTACAAGATAATTCTACATTATTGGGTGAGGATATGGTTAGTGTTTATGGTAGTCCTTGGCAACCTGAGTTTTATAATTGGGCTTTCAATCTTCCGAGACAAGGAGTTGAATTAAAAGAAAAATGGGATAACATTCCAAACAACACAGATATATTAATCACTCACGGGCCAGCTTATGGTTATGTGGATAAGGTAATTGGTAGGACTGAAAATCTTGGATGTGAATTACTAACAGAAAAGATTAAAGAATTGAAACCAAAGATTCATGTCTGTGGTCACATTCATACAGGATATGGTTATACATTTGATGGTGATACACACTATATCAACGCCTCAGTACTAAACGAGAGTTATGTGTATTATAACAAACCACTTACAATTGAATGGAATCCCAAAACAAATGAAATTGAGTTTCTATAAAAAAACCCCTCTTTAATAGGAGGGGTTTAATTTTTAAACTAAAAGTAATTTTTCAAATCTTTTAAATTCGTGTTTTCTATGGTCAAGACCATTGAAACCTCCATTTACTCTTCTACTTACTTCAGTTACAACATCTTCACCTCTACCTCTGTCACAAACTGACCAAAGATTATTACTATTGAAAAAGAATGCGGCTGAAGTTAATGGATATTTAGTTGCAACTAAGTCTGGATTTGTTACCAAATCTTCACCTAAGAACTCCCCAAATTTTTTGAAGTTGTCTTTTCCTGTCAATTGGATAAAACCAGCTCCACGATATTTCCAACCTTCTTTAGTTGTTTCATCCCCATTACCTAATCTACTTCCATAAACACGAGATGCGATTTTCTCAGGTTTGTAAGCGTAAGATTCAGCTAAATTACCAGGGAAATACTTTGGGAAAATTTTCATCAAACCATCTTTAGAATAATTAAGATTCTCATTGACTGCTTTGAAGTTTCCTGATTCTGTAGAACACTGAGCCAAAAAGTGACATAATCTCAAATTAGTTATAATTCCAAACTTTTCACCATTTGTACTAATTTCACTGATTACTGAATCAGGGATTTGTCCTCTAAGCCTGTCCAATTTTAATGTCTCTTTTTCAACTTTAGGAAGAGACACTCCCAATTTAGAAAGTGTTGCATCACCTGCAATACCATCAGCAACTAAACCATTTTTAGTTTGCCATTCTTTTAGTGCTTTTTCTGTACCAGTACCGAATGCACCATCGGCAGTAACGCCTAATTTTGTTTGGAGTTGTTTTACTAACTCTCCTTGTGAACCGATTTTTAACATAGTTTTATAGTTTTTTTTATAAATACCTTTTTATGAATTTGAATAAGTATTTATTTTAATAAAATTGTTAAAAATGTCAAAAAAGATTAGGTTTACTATTTACTTCTCCACTATAATGATGTTTGTGTTTATACTATTAAATGTATTATCATTTATCTCACCTAAAGAAGTATCAATTTATATCGGTGTTTTTGAAATCATTTGTGTTGTTTTATTAACACCCCCATTTTTCCTTCTAACTCAGGAATATTCAAGGAAACTAAAATCTGTTGTTGGGACAACAAGATATTCAAACAAATTAAATGAAATTGTCATTCAACAATCTCATAATCCATTATTTTATCAGGGAAATGTTGTTGAAGCTGCAAAAGTATTAACCAAACAAATTACAAGAACTATTGATACAGACAGATGTTCACTTTGGTTATACAATGAAGACAAAACATCTATTATATGTAAACAACTATATGTCAAGGCTGAAGACAAATGGTATGATAACATTGAGTTATTCAGGAAGGATTTTGAACCATATTTTCAACATTTGGAGATTGACCCAATCATTATTGCTAACAATGCTGAAAAACACGAAGCAACATCTTGTTTTACTGAAACTTATTTAAAACCTCTAAAAATAAAATCTATGTTGGATGTACCAATTTTACATAGAGGTGAGGTAATTGGAGTTTTTTGTATTGAGGGACATAAAGTGAGAGATTGGGTTAGGTTGGAAGTGAACTTTGCAAGGTTAATTTCTTCGATATATTCGTTTGCATATTCTGTGAAAGAACTTAAAAAGCTTCAAGAGGATATGGAACAATTCGAAAACTTTGTTGACCAATCTGTTTTGGTCTCTAAAGCTGACAAGTATGGAAAGATAACTTATGTAAACAAGAAATTTGAAGAGGTGTCTGGTTACGATTTAAGTGAAGTATTGGGTAAAGACCACAATATTGTTAATTCAGGTCAACATACTAAAGAGTTTTGGGGTGAGATGTATGATAAAACAATTGCAAGAAAAGAAATATGGAATGACATTGTAACTAACAGAAATAAGAAGGGTGAATTGTATTATGTCGATTCATATATTAAAGCCGATTTTGATGAAAACAATAAATTGACAGGTTTTAGGTCATTACGATATGATGTGACTGAAATTGTAAAACAAAATATCGAGATTGAAACCAAAAACACTTATTTGGAACACGCAGCTAAGATATTAAGACACGATATGCACTCAGGTATCAACACATATATACCAAGGGGTATTAGTTCATTAGAACGAAGATTAACTAATGAACAAATGGAAGAATTGAAAATAATAGCCCCATTCAAAATGATTAAAGATGGGTTAATTCATACTCAAAAAGTATATAAGGGGGTTTATGAGTTTACCAATTTGGTTAAAAAAGACGCTTGTTTAAATGTTACAAGTTGTGATTTGAAACAAATATTAGAAAGTTATTTATCAACAACATCATACAAAAGTCAGGTTATTATACATCCACTAGTTGTTTTGGAAGTTAATGAAGCGTTATTTTGTACGGCTATTGACAATTTGATTCGTAATGGTTTGAAATATAATGACTCTAACTCAAAAATTGTTGAGATACAAATGGAAGAAAACTCATTAATAATACAAGATAATGGTAGAGGAATGACTCAAGAGGAGTTTTTACATTTGTCCAAACCATATACCAGAAAAGAGGGACAGAAAGAAAGTGGAACAGGGTTAGGATTAAATATATGTGTCGCAATATTGAAAGAACACGGATTTGAGGTAACAGCAGAAAAAAATGAAATTGGTACAAAAATGAAAATAAAATTAAAATGAAAAAAATTTTTTTGATTTTTTGTATTTCATTGAGTGGGATTCTCTTCTCACAAAATATTAAACCCCAAAAATTTGATGGTTGGTGGGACCAAGGAGTTCCAGTAATGCCTGATGACCCATCAGTTATGAAAATGATTAATGAGTTGGGAGATTCGTTGAAGGATTGGGATTACGCTACAACCAGGTCAAAAGCAAAGATGTGTAGAGAAATAGGTTTAGCGTTTTATGATAGAGGATTATATGATGCTGCTGATTGGTATTTGACAAAAGCAAAAAATTATAGAGAAGAGGCTAAAGTTGAGAAAACTGAACCCAAGTTAACACAAGATGATAGAAAAGTTTTGGAGGAAGACAAAAGTATATTAGAAAATCTACCAAAGACATTTGAAAATCTGTCGAGAAAGGACTTAAAAAATATGGTAAAAGAAGTTGAGAATCAAATTAAACAACTTATAAGGGAAAGAGATTCATTGATTAAAGTTAACGCCCCACAATTATTAATTGATTCGAAAAATGGAACAATAAAAACACTTGAAAAAGAAAGAGATTTTATTGGATTGAACATTAAAAATGTGGATTTGGAAGATGAAAATTCAAAAATTAGAAAATATCTTCTATGGTGTGGAATTGGTATTACAATATTGATATTGGGTATTATAACATTGATACAACGAAAAACTATCAAAGTACAAGATAAAGAAATTGATGACCAACTCAAAGAGATTGCTAAAAAGAACACTTATTTAGAACATGCTGCGAGGTTAATAAGACACGATATGCACTCAGGTATCAATACATATATCCCCAAAGGTATCACGACATTAGAGAAAAGAATATCAACAGAGGACATCCAAAAACTAAAAATAGAATCCCCACTGAAAATGATAAGGGATGGGTTACAACACACACAAAAAGTTTATAAAAGTGTTTATGAGTTTACCAATTTAGTTAAACAAAATGTTGTGTTAGAAAAAGTTAATATTGACTTAAAAGAGTTGTTACAAGGATATTTATTGAGTACATCATATAGTTCACAAGTTGAAATTGAAAGTTTGGGAGAATTGGAAGTTAATAAAACTTTATTTTGTAATGCTATTGATAATTTAATCAAGAATGGTTTGAAATACAATGATAGTGAAAACAAGAAAGTTAAAATTTATTTTCAAAATAACGACTTGATTGTGGAGGATAATGGTAAGGGATTTACTCAAAAACAATTAGACAAGATTGTTAACAACTATGACAAAAGAAAAAATAAAGACATTGATTCTGTGATTAATGGTTTGGGACTCAATATTTGTTTGACAATATTACAAGAGCACGGATTTTCTTTGACTTGTGAGAAAATTGACACTGGTACAAAAATGATAATAAACATAAATAAAAAAAATTAAAAAAAAATGATTGATTCTTTGATGTTAGTGGATGATGAAGACCTTTTTCACTTGGTTTTTGAGGATGCTTGTTCTTTATTGGACATAAGTTTGTCTTTAAAATCATTAAAAAGTTCCGATGAGGCTGCAAAGTTGTTTGAAAAATGGCACAAAGAAGGTGGTGATAAACCCGAATGTGTATTTGTGGATTTGAATATTATTGGTTCATCTTTCGATGGTATTGAATTAATAAGAAAAATTAATTTCGAGTTCGGTAATCATGTGGTTATTGGGATAATCTCTTCTTCAAACGAACCTGAGGAACAAGCTAAAGCAGTCCAAGCTGGAGCACAATTTTGGATTATTAAATCGGACGATATTGAACCAAGATTGGAAGCATTCAAAGATGATTACGAGGGATATAAAACAAGAACAAACTCTTTCAAGATTTATAAATAATGAAGTTTTGTCAGCAAACAAAAGATGATTTAATAGAATTACTCCAAAACAAAAAAGTTGGGTTGGAAGGTAATATCTTAAAACTTGTTGACACAGATAATGACCCCAACTTTGCCAAATATATCGAGGAATGTAAAATAATTGATAGTGATAATCGAAAAAAACGATTAGAACTAACAAAAAACTTTCAAAAGAAAAATCAAGAATTAATCGAATTAAATACTGAAAATCAAAGAATTATGGATGAACTCCAAGTATCTTTGAAAGAGGTAGAAGAAGCTAAAATGACCTTTGAGGTTCAAAATAAAGAGTTATTAGCTTGGCAACAAGATAACCAAAGGATGAGTGTAGAACTCCAACAAGAAATGGCTAAATCTGAGTTGGCAAGAATCCAAGCCGAAGAAGCAAAAACAGCTGCAGTTAATGATTTAGATGTTCTACAAAAGAAAAAACAAACAGAATTGATTGGTAACATTGTAAGAATTGCTCTTGGTGTTATTATTTCAATCGGTATTATTACAACATTTATGTATATTTTGGCATTAGTCATCAATAAAGACACCCAAATGATAGGTTCAACTTGGTCTAATATGTTAGGTATTTTATTAACTAACGCATTTAGTATAATCGGGACAATAATGGGGGTAAAATACTCAGGAAAAGAGGAAAAAGAGTAAAAAAAAGGGGTCTATTTCGACCCCTTCTTTAATTTACTAAACTTAGCTTCACCTTTATAAACATTTTCTACTTCATAAGCTTGTTTTCCCATTTTTTTGTCATATTTCCATATTTGGATTATGTCTCCATGGTCAATAATTACCTCTGATTTTGTGTTTTCTGTTGTTGTAGGTTCAGGATTTAGTTTTTTTGCCATAATTAAATGATTGCTTCAGTAAGTTTTTTTGTAAGATTCAATTCATAAGCTCTTGCCAATCTTGTAAGGCCACAACCCCATCCAAATCTTGGGAAGAAATCCAAAGATAAGAAATGTTCCAATTCTTTTTCTACTCTTTCCTTACCAAATAATTCAAAAAGTTTTGCACTATAGTTTCCACCCTCGATTGTGTAGAACATTTCCTTCATACTTTCTTTATCACAACTTCTTTCAGCTGAACCAATTGTTTCTTGACCGAAAAGAATAACATCAACTTTTTGGAATTTGTCACCTTCACCTTTTTGCATATTCCAGAATGGGTTAGTTCTTAATGGGAAGTTCTGTAAAGAGATAGAATCTCCTATTTCATTCCACATTTTTGTTTCGTGTTCTGCTTCAAGGATTTCAGTTCCGTATTTTTCACAAAGTTCATTATAATCTACAACTGTAGGAATATCAAAACCAAGGTATTCCAACATTTCAGCTTGAAGTTTAACCATATCGTCTTTTGTACCTTTAGTTTCAACCTCGAACATCGGGAAGATTAAATCGTGACGACCAGGAATAGGGTTAGCTTCTTGTCTATAAGATGTTGAGATACAATATACACCAGGAAATTCAGGATTCATAAGTAATTCGTATTCTAACCACATTTGACCTGTTTGAGGTAAAGGCCAAATTTCACCTGAATATTCAAACTTTGTTATGCTATGTGGATTTTCACATGCCGCAAGGATTGAAAGTCTAGATTGTGTTGGAACTTCCAAGAAACCTTTGGCTTGGAAGAAGTTTCTCATTTTTTGTACTAACTCGTTGTAGATTTGTGTGTTTTTCATTTTTGTAATTAATTTTGTTTATTGGTTTATAAAAAAAAGCCCCCTAATAATAAGGGGGTTATGAATTAAAAATTGTATATGTTGTTTAGATTGATGTCCATTTTTTTTCTTTTAGGAATAAATACGATAAGATTTTGGAAAAATCCATTTTTGAATCAAAAAATTAAAAAAAATAATGAATTGTCATAAAAACTGACAATTTGTCAGGTTAATTCCGTTTGGATTAATTTTTATAACAAATGTTTGTGAGTAGAATTGACTACATAAAAAATAAACAATATAATTCAAACAAAAAATATTAGAATATGAGTAAAATTATTGGAATCGATTTAGGGACTACAAACTCATGTGTAGCCGTAATGGAAAATGGAGAACCCATCGTAATAACAAACAATGAAGGTAAGAGAACAACACCTTCAATTATTGGTTTTGTTGAGAATGGTGAAAGAAAGGTTGGAGACCCAGCTAAAAGACAAGCTGTAACAAATCCAGACAAAACAATTTATTCAATTAAACGATTTATGGGTTCAAATTATGACGAAACCAAGTCAGAGGTTAAAAGAGTTCCCTATAAGGTCGTTAAAGGGAAAAACAACACACCAAGAGTAGAGATTGATGATAAACAATTTTCACCTCAAGAAATTTCAGCAATGGTGTTACAGAAAATGAAACAAACTGCAGAAGATTATTTGGGACAAGAAGTAACTGAAGCGGTTATTACAGTACCTGCTTACTTCAATGATGCTCAAAGACAAGCAACAAAAGAAGCTGGTGAGATTGCAGGTCTGAAAGTTAAGAGAATTATCAACGAACCAACTGCAGCAGCTCTTGCTTATGGTCTTGATAAGAAGAATAAGGACTCTAAAATCGTTGTTTTTGACTGTGGTGGTGGTACTCATGATGTATCTGTACTGGAATTAGGTGGTGGTGTGTTTGAAGTACTATCAACAGATGGTGATACACATTTAGGTGGTGATGACTTTGACAATGCTATCGTTGATTGGTTGACTTCTGAGTTCAAAAAAGAGAATAATGGTGCTTGGAATGACGATTCTATGGCAATCCAAAGATTGAGAGAAGCAGCTGAAAAGGCAAAGATTGAATTATCTTCATCTCAAAGTACTGAAATCAACTTACCCTACTTTATGGTAATTGATAATCAACCAAAACACCTTGTAAAAACATTAAATAGGTCAGGATTTGAAATATTAATCGACAAATTGGTTGAAAGAACGATTGCTCCTTGTAAATCAGCCCTCAAAAACGCTGGATTAACAATCAAAGACATTGATGAGGTTATTTTGGTTGGTGGTTCTACTAGAATTCCCGCAATCCAAGAAGCTGTTAAGAAATTCTTCGGTAAAGAACCATCAAAAGGTGTAAATCCTGATGAAGTTGTTGCTTTAGGCGCCGCAATTCAAGGTGGTGTATTAGCTGGTGATGTAAAAGATGTACTTTTATTGGATGTTACCCCACTTTCACTAGGAATTGAGACAATGGGTGGTGTGATGACTAAATTAATCGATGCAAACACTACAATTCCTACCAAAAAGTCACAAATCTTCTCTACTGCGGTTGATAATCAACCATCAGTTGAAATTCATGTGTTACAAGGTGAAAGACCTATGGCCAAAGACAACAGAACTATTGGTAGATTCCACTTGGATGGTATTCCACCATCAATGAGGGGTGTTCCTCAAATCGAGGTAACATTTGATATCGATGCAAATGGTATTATTAATGTTTCGGCCTTAGACAAGGGTACAAACAAACAACAAACCATTAGAATTGAGTCATCTTCAGGTTTATCACAAGAAGAAATTGATAGAATGAAGAGGGAAGCTGAAGAAAATGCTGAAAGTGATAAATTGGCAAAAGAAAAAGCTGAAAAAATCAATGAAGCTGATAGTACAATCTTCAATATTGAGAAAACCTTGAAGGATTTGGACGAAAAAATCTCCGATGAACACAAAGAAGAAGTTAAAAAAGGTTTGGAGGAATTGAAAGCGGCTAAAAACACAAGTGAAGTTGAAAAAATTGACCTCGCGTTAGACAATGTTAATTCAATTATGCAAAAAATCACTCAAGAACTTTATAGTAATGTAAGTGAACAAACTGAAAATGTTGATGGATTTACAGGTTCAGATGTAGAATTTGAAGAAGTTAAGTAAAACAAAAAACCCCTAACTATTCGTTGGGGGTTTCTTCTTTTTGTTCTTCAGTTTTCTTTTCTTTTTGGATTTGATGGATAATGTAGCCTGAAATTGCGAACTCAACACCTGCCCACATAATTAGGTCAGTCATTGTAAGTGTTGAGTGTTTTTCTAATAAGAAAAAAATCATTCCCCACTGAGCAATAATAAAAGCAATACCTGACTCAATCCTTTTTTTAGAAAAAAATGATTCTTTCGATGAATACATATTTGTAACTTCTCTAATTAACCATTTAATATTTTCCCAACCAAAAAATAGTTCCTAAGAGGTTAGATTATTCACCTTTAACCAAAGCCAAAGCTCTTTTAAGATATTCTTTTGCTCTTGGTGATGGTGTTAGTTCATCATCCTTAGTTTGAAGATTTAATACTCTTTCAATATCTTTAACTAATTCAGTTCCGTGTTCGTTTTCTTTATATAACTCAATAATTTTGTCCATAGCCTTGTTACAACCACCTGTTGTTTCATCGTAATAATTTTTGTTTCTGAACTTATTCAAATGGTGCATCATATCATAAGCCAAGTGTGAACCTCCATCTTTGATATCTTTAAATAATCTCAAATTATTCAGAATACCCAAAGTATCGACCATAGAATTAACACCCATTTTTCTTTTTGTAACACCAGGTGCGTATGTTACAAATTCACCAGCATTTCCAACAATCTCTTCTAATGGCATAATATTTTCAGGAACACATCTTGGTTTTTTTTCCTCTTTCGGTTCAGACATTCCCATTTCTTCCATTAATTGTTGTCTGATAGCTTTTCGTATAGTAGATTCTTTAATAATATAACCTTTCATAAACCTTTTCTCTATAAATATAACAACATTGACAAAATAAAAAATCCCTTAATCAAGGGATTCGTCATTTTTTCTTGTTACTTTTTCAATTCTATTATTGGATAATAAATGGTCAATCCATATATCGAAAATCAAAAAATAAATCCACCAAGTAAGAAGTGAAATTGGATAAGTTTCAGGGTAATAATAAGTCATACACATCAGATAAAATACTTTAGCAAAAATGTATATTCTTATAAAAGTATGAATAAGTAAAAACAAAATCAGTAACATACTAGTTTATTTATTGAGATTATAAAATATGATTGTAAAAATAAGGATATTTATTTTGAAAAGGAAATATATGAATAATAATTTAGACAATTTAATAAAAAAGGTTCTCAGAGAATCATTAAATCCACCAATGAAAATTACTGAACCTTGTATGATTTCAGAGGAATTGAAATATCATTTAGATAATAACATTTCACTGAATGAAAACGTCTTTAGAATATATTCAGACAAATATTTCAAATTAATTAATGAAGTAAGAAACTTATATAATGATGGTAAAATTGAATTGAATGAGGATGATATTTGGTTAGTTGAATCCGACTTAGGTAAAAAAGTTCTTTTAGAAAATGGTGAAGAAGTTTGGTTAGATGCCCCGCTTCAAGATGAGATGTTAAATGAAGCTGAATATCAAGGAAAAAAAGTAAAAGTTGGTTATCCTATGAGAGGAGGTTCAAAAAAATATTACGTTTATGTTAAAAATCCATCTACAGGTAAAATAAAAAAGATTAGTTTTGGTGATGTACACGGAGGATTAACCGCTAAGGTCTCGAACCCAAAAGCGAGAAAAAACTTTGCGTCAAGACACAATTGTAAAGATAAAAAAGACAGAACTACAGCAGGTTATTGGGCTTGTAGAATAAACAGATATGGTCATTTATGGGGTGGTAAAACATACCCTGGTTTTTGGTAATATGAAATTTCCATTCGAAGAAAAAATTGTTGGTAATAAAAAATTAAGAACATTTTCCCCAAATGTTGATGATGGAGAATTAAAATGGCATCGGGATAGGGAAGATAGATTGGTCGAGGTGTTGGAGGGGGAAGATTGGTATCTACAAATGGATGACGAATTTCCCAAAAAATTAGTCGTTGGTGAAAAATATTATATACCTGAAGGGGTTTATCATAGAGTAATCAAGGGTAATCAAGAGTTGAAAGTCCTGATTACCTTTGATTAATATTACTTATTATATCTTTTTAACGCATTTTCAGTTATAAACACATATTCGGTTTCTTTGAACTCCTCAAGAGTTCTGGAGTTAGTATAAGACATTGCTGATTTTAAGTAATCCTCTAAGTTTTCAATCCACTTATCCAAAGTATACTCAACCTTGTTATATTTTGTGATACCTTCGGAAGTTATTAATTTATCCTTTCCCCATTTTTTTTGAACTTCTTTTGTACTCATACCCCTAAACTTTTTATACATAAACTTTCTAAGAAATTTGAAGTTATCCCAAACATATTTGGAAGTATTTTCATTTAAGGGGATGACTTTACCTAAATAAACAGGTGAACAAGATTCTAATGTTTTATTTAACACTCCACCCAACATAACATAATCAGCACCAAGGGCTAAGGCTTTGATTATATCATCATAGTTTCTAAATCCACCATCGGCAACAATATTTGTACTATATTTTCTTTTCTTTTTGATGTTACTACACTCTGATATTAATGAAGCCATTGGATAGTGAACACCTGTATTTGCAGAAGTTAAACATCCTGAACCACCACCAATACCCACTCTAATGAAATCGACACCAAGTTCTGCAAATAATTCATAAGTGTTTGGATTTGCGATATTTCCAATCATTAATTGGTGATTGGTTTTCATATTTTCAACAAAATATTTACACAACTCATATAGTTTTTCCATATGACCATTAGCAATATCTATTAATATTTTTGTTCGAGTTAGTTCGGCACCGTAGGTTTTATGTCGATTTATCATCAATTCGAAATCTGATAAGGATATTGACCAAAATGTATTGTCGTAATATGGTTTTTCACCTCTGGGTAAACATACCTCAAGATTTTCATCTAAAAATATTTCATAATTGTTACGATTAACAACGGTGTCCATTGGACTAACAATAATAGGAAGTGTTCCTTTATTTGTGAAAATATTAATTTCACTTCTAGATGTTATTGATGAGATTGTTTCAGGAACTAATGTAATATCCTTAAAGTCGAATTTTTGCATAATTTATCCTTTTTGATTTAAGGATAAATTATAAATGTTGAAAATTCAAATATTATGATTTGAATCTTTTAACTAATTTGGATAATAATTCTTTGAAGATAATACCTGAAAGAGTTAAACCTGTGAAGCTAATAATTCTGATAGCTAATTGTTTGAAATCCACATTTTCAGTACTTCCATCTTCAACCATTTGATATATCATAGGTAATATAGGAATAATGAAAGTATAACTTAACATATTTGTTATTTTGTGGAAAGTTAACCCCAGACTATCAATAAATTCAATAAATGTGTTTCTGAGTGTATCAGTTTTTTTCAATATTCTATCAAAAATTCCACTCAAACCATCCTCATATATTTTTGTATAGATTTTTGTTACAATTTTTTTGTTGTCTACAAAATATGTTGCAATTACACCAATTAAAATTAAAACTAACTCACTCTCATCAATCTCAGGATATTTTTCTCTTACGAAATCTTCAACAGGACCCATAAAACCACCGATACCAGCACCCCAAGTTAGTAGAAATTGTAAATTCATCCCAATTTGGTTTTGAGCCTCGTTGATAATCTCTTTAACTCTTTCGGTATTTTGTTTTATTAAATTACCAAGTTCTTCACCAGTACTTTCAGTGATAATTATTCTTTTTTGTTGTTCGGTGATTATAATTTTCATAATAATAAATATTGTATAAATATTTATATAGAAAACTAAAATTATGATTAACCCTGAATTGCAAATTGGAGACAGAGTAGTTCTTTTGACTATGGAGGGAGAACCTGATATGAATTATGGTGAAAAAGGTGAGGTAATTGGTATTACAAAAGTTTTCGGAAACAAACAATATAAAATCAAATGGGAAAATGGGAGGATGTTGGATTTGTTGGAGGACGCTGACAAGTGGATGTATGAAGAAGATTTTGACAAAATGAAAAAGAAGAAAAAAATAAAAGAAAGTTATACAATAACAAAAGGACATTTTGTTAAAACTTTCATTTAACTAAAAAAATAATATGCAAAAGTTTATAATTTCTGAATCAGATAGAAGTCACATTTTAAATTTATATAAAATAGTTAAGGAAGAACCAAGACCTTTACAAAAATTATTGGAATGTAAGTATACCCCTGATGGAAAATATATTATGTATGAAAACAAAATATATTCTTGTCAAACAGGT